ATGCATGGTTGGTAAGCGGTTGACTCTGCGATTCGAAGCGGACATCCATCCTCACCAAGTACGGGAATACCGTCCTCAGTTGCGATGTACTGAACAATCTTCACGAATGTCTGCGGTGATGTTATCAGCTCTTCGAAGTATTGTCCTGCTGACTCTTCCATCCAATTGGTGTTGAGGTCAAATGACTTCGATACGTTGATGTTATTCTGCATGAATCCCATGTCCTCGGTGCGGTAGTTCCATTCAGCTCCACTCACATATCCTTGGACATCTCGGTTGAATATCTCACGAGTCACTTCACCTCTCTCATATGACTTCAATTGGAAGGCGAATGATGAATAAGAGCCTAAACGATCAAGGAACAAAACATGATACTCAGATATGATTGTTCTGCGGTCCAGGTTGATTCGGTACTTCTTGGAATCGATTCCCAAGGCAGTGCGATACCAAACATCGTAATGAGTTACCGTGTTGCTGATAAGGTCACCCGTTCCAACCAATGTACCGAAGTTGTTTGGACCAACAGGAACTTGAGATATCTCATCTGCGTTGTTAATGTCTTTGTAGAACGAAGCTCCAAGGCTATTGACGAAGATAATGCGGTCATGTCCTTTTGGACTCCAAAGATTCAAATATAAATCTTGCCCTAATGTGCAACTAAACTCTTGAGGTTGATTCGTTAACCAATAGCTATCTGCGAAGGATAGTTTATAATCTGAGTTATCATAGACACTCCAATCCAACCATCTGAATGCTCCATTGAATGCGATGTAATCTTCAAAGGTAGTGACGTTTAACGTTATTAGTTTTCGGTTGTCAGCATAGTTCACCGTTCCATTGATGGTGATGTCAGTGATCGTGGTCCATGCCACATTGACCGTGAAGTTGGCTCCCGTTGCACTGACGATTGTGTGAAGTCCTTCGAGCTGAGGATTCGCCACACCACCATCCGCTTGAGTGATGACAACCTGGTCACCTGCCACAAAGGTATTGGTTGATGTTATCCTTACATTCCCTCCGTTGTTTACTAGGTTGGCAGTCCATGAGTATTCAGCCAATTGCTCCTCACCCACTTTTACATCGTAAAGGTATCGTGAATTCGGTGCGTTGTACCAGGATGTGCTCAATGTGTTGAGGTCCCAAGATACTTGCGTCTGAAGGAGCTTCGATAAGTCCTGCTCACCATAGCCATCACCAATCCTTGGGAGCATTTTGTACTCGCCAATCTTGTTCGCAGTCCCTGCCTCAAATACTTGGAATATGTACTTGAATCCAGTGTTGTTCTTATTGGTTGAATCAATGATGAACTTCAAAGGATTGTATGCAGGACTGAATGCCTGAGGTGATGCAATGGTTGTTTGACTCATTCTTCGCTTGGTTTACTCGCTTCGTTTAAGATATTCAAAATAGGTACACCGAACTTCATCGGTAATTCACTTAAGATTGCTTCTAATTGCTTTACTTGTTCTTCTGATAGTGTTAACATTTGTCCGTGTTTTAGATTAATACCACTCCGATTGCCTCAGCAACATACTCGTTCACTACGTTGTTATCGAATCCCCAAGCAAGGAATTGTTCTTCCGTCAAGGTGTAATTATCCGCCTTTAAGCACTTACCTTCTTCTGTTAAAAGTTCGTAGTAAGTCGTGCAAGTCGTTGCAGTCGTTTCGAAGTTCAATACTAACACGGTCATTCGTGTTGCAGTACCTTCGTTTAGTGGATAAACAATCGGCTCGATTGCTACTCCGTTTGTTGGTGTTGTTGCTTTCATATTATATTTTAAAGTGTTATCCAAGTTGTCCCGTTGTAAACAGAGATTAAGTTCAAAGTTGTATCGTATACCATTAGTCCCGTTGCAGGTGATGCAATGGCGTTCTTTTGTGTGGTTGTCATTCGTGGACAAAGGAAGCCTTTTGTTGTGCTTTCTAAAGTAGCAATAGACGAAGCAACATCGGTTGTTGTTCCGAGTAATAAGCTACCGCGCAATGCAGTTAAAGTAGTTGATGAATTACCAATTATCGTAGTATTAGAGCCAATACCCGTTTCGTTGTACCCAATTACTATTTGGTTGGTTTGGCTATTTGCAAGTGCTTTAGTATCGGAGCCAATAAATATTGAAGTATTGCATGTTGTATTTGCAGTAGCACCACCAGCTATATATCTGCCAGAATTATTGCCTAAAGAAGTATTATCATTGCCTGATGATAATGAATAAAAAGCACAAGAACCCAAAGAACTATTTCTTGACCCCGTAGCACTAAATAAAGCACAATTACCAAATGCACTGTTGTGAGCACCTGTTACGAATGAACGTAATGCTTGCACACCAAATGCAGAATTAAATAATCCTGTTGTTACAGACTTTAAAGATTCCCAACCAAATGATGAATTATCAAATCCTGTTGTATTTGAAAGTAATGATGATACGCCTATGGCAGTATTTGTACTGACTGCTCCGCCACCTAATCCAACAGTAAGCGTTTGAATGGTTGCTTGGTTTACCACCCTCGCAGTACCATTAACGTCAAGTTTATACCCTGCGTCTGTGGTGGTGCCTATTTGAACATTACCGCCATTTCTTATTTGCATAACGGTAGTACCCGAAGCATTTGAAAAAGCGAATGCAGATGCAACACCTGCTACAAAATCACCGAATAAAGACATAGCTTCACCCGATACTCCACCGCTTTTAAATGCGTAATAAAGTTTACCTGTGAATCCCGTAGTTGATGCTTGTTGATATATGATATTTGTATCTCCGACAATATGTAATTTTGATATAGGACTACTCGTCCCAATACCCAACCTTCCATTCGTGTTATCCCAAAACAAGTTCGCACTCTCCTGAACTACATTACCCGTTCCCTCGAACAACACACGTCCAACAGTACCCGAAGTAATCGCAGTCGTTCCGATTGTTATGCCTGTGCTTACCGTGAATGTTCTGTTAGCCGAAAGGTCTTGTGTAGTTCCGTTTATTGTTAGGGTGCGAGTCGTTGGGACGAATCCTGTTGTCGCTCCACTGATGATTTCCGCACCCGTGATTGACTTGGTGATGTAACTTCCACTCACCAACTGAGATATCTCAAGTAGGTCAGTCGATGCCAGGTTGGAACCTTTCGGATCCATCTGCGATATTTTCTTTGTTCTAAATGCCATATATATATTAAGCGAAATGCCTCTTTTGTTTAGAAGGCGAAGTAACTGTCATCGGTGTAGTGTTCCTTTCGGATGTAGGTCGCAGCGTATCGGATAGCATCCATGGCATCATCGAAGAGCTTCACTGGCTCATCGGTAATGAAGTCACCAACCTTCTTCCATTTGTAGTTCTCGTATTCCTTTTTTATCCTGGCCTCATCCTCACATACCACTCCGAAGGTCTTGATGTTATCGATGCCCTTCTTCACCACCTTATTGGCGTTCTGCACGTCATAACCTGCGTTGTTCATCTCAGCAATTATCTCCGGTCGTGCGTAATCCGCCACAATGGTGATGTGTTTCTCAATGCCTAATGAATCACACCGCTCGATGAGGTTGGTGGTGGTGAGATAGCTCTCATAGATTACCGGCTCGATGTAGATGTCATCCTCGCACCAATACACTCGCATGAGAGCAGTCGGGTGATTGTAACCGAAGTCGAGTCCATAGACGTAGTTGACGAACTTGGCAGGTCGATGCTTCACGAAGGTCCAATTGGAATAGATGTTGCTCTTACTGATTGCCTTCTCTCCCAATGCGTAAATCTGATACAGTGATTCATCCGTTCGCTTGAGGTCCTCGATTTGTCTGCGGATGGAATCCGGAAGGAATGGATTGTCACGGTACGTTGATTTGATGAGGATGCTCTCCTCCTTTGGTAGATCGTACAACCAGGATGCTGATTCACTTGGATTGTAGTCAAAGATGAGCTTTCCTTCCGTTCTCATGTTGAGCTGAGTGAAGTCATCATAAAAGAGCTCATTAGCTTCATTACACCATGCGAGGTCACGTTTCCTTCCTCGAATCTTCTGCTCATCATCCACACTGAAAAATTCAACGATGCTCCCATTTGGGAATGAGTAGATGTGCTCCGACTTATTGTGAGCATTGACTTCATATATGCCCATCATCTTCATAATCTCAAGGAAGTCACGCATCACTGTTGCTCTGAGTGCAGGAAACGTTTTTCTGATAATAGAGGTAACCTTCCCCCTATTTTGGAGAGAATAGACAATAATCATTTGGCAAAGGGAATAGGTCTTTGATGACCTACTTCCTCCCTCGTTTATTATAAATCTTATTGAATCATCCTGGAGAGCTTCATAGTTCTTCTCAAAGATAACCGTGCTATTTATTTCCATTCGCTATCTCATAACAGTGAGCCAACATACTGAATTGACGTTGATCACTCATGACTGCCATTCGGTTGATTCTAACATTCACTCCCTTCTTGAAATGGATGTATCTCTCAACAACCTGGCACATCATGTCGATGATATCACTTGTCATCCGCCTTGATGATGTTCACCTTAATCTCGTTTATGTCCTTCCCATTGGTCGTGATGTCCGACTTCTCAGTGAGTCCATTTAATCGTTGAGTGATGGATGCGTTGTAAAGTCCAGCTAAACCATTCTCGATTTGATTTTGGCGAATCACTCGTTTAATACGCGTACAGATATCCACATACGTTGAATATCTCCCATCTCTATTTTCAAAATATTGATGAACACAACCAATCTTATTCTCAGCAAAGTTCTGAAATCCTTCCAAAGTATATGGTCTTGGAATCAGTTCATAGTCATGCCTTCCATCCTTACCAACAAACACTTGTTTCTTGATTGGATTGTTCTCAATGTAGTTAGTCCATTCATTGAATAGAGCTTTGAATTCCTCTTCAGTTAGCATTTTGTGTTTCGGCATCATTCCTCTCCTTTTCCTGGTGTTGGTTTTACTCTTCTTTTTCTCTTTGGAATCGGTTTTGCACTCACTTCCTGCTCGATGCCCTCATATTTGATTGGCTCCGGTGCAGTTGTTGTTTCTGATTCCTTCTCAAATAAATATCCCATGCCAATAGACACATAATATTTGTACTTTGATACATCTATATTATCCACAACGACGATTATGTTTCGAACCGTTGTATGCTTGACAATAGTTTTACCCTTGTATTCTGCTTTTATTCTCATCTTTTATCTTGTTTAGATCGTGTTTAATATCCCTAATGTAATAATGAGCTGAGGTAACCGGAATGTCAAAGTATTTCGCCATGGCTCTTGCGGTTGTGTATCCCTTCTCATAGTATGCGTCAAAGATTATCAGCTTGATTCTATCCTTGACCTCTCTCTTATATATCTCAATGCATGACTTGTGGTCATGGTATTTCTTCTCCTGCTGTATCTTGTATTCCAAATCTTCCTCATCATCGCAGTCATTCGGTATATCAAGCTCATTGGCACCCACTCTCTCCTCCAGCTGACTGATTGAAGTTGACCAAATGATTTGTTTCTTGATCGTATTCAATAAGTAGCTCTTGACCTTATTCTCATCCTTTGTGTCATCACTAATATCAGCCACATAAAGATAACTATTGTTTATGACTACATCGGCAATCATGTTAGCCTTGAATTTGGCGAGGAAATACTCAGTGTAAGTCCTCACCTCATCATAGTGCCTTGAGATATATCGGTCAAGTATGTGCTTCATACCATTCCATGAATTGCTTGTAATAAATCTTCCTCACTGTCCTGGCACAAAAGCAGTCATCGGTTTTCTCTCCGGTATGCTCATCGTATATTTTGTATAGTGCTTTAAGCGTAATTTTAGCGTACTTTGTTGCATCACTTGACGTGATTATCTCATTGATATATGTTACTTGAGCTTCGCTAAACATTCCTCAATGATAAACGCAATGAATGATACAATGGTTGCTTGGATAAAGTCACCGGTGATAATCCATGTGGACCATAAACTCATGCACTTGAAACAACCAAGTCCTACATGAATGTAGTTCACCAGGTGATTCGGTTTGATTCGCACTGCGATGTTATCCCATACCAACTGCAATGGCTCGAATGATACCAGGAACCAACTGATTGCGAGTGAAGCTAAGTAAGTCATATCTCTTGTTTTAATTTTTCAATGTAAAGAGTTGCATCCATCAATTCCTCCTGAAGATGATTCAACCAATCGAGTAAAGGTAACGAATTATTTTCCAATGTTGTACCATATTTTTTGATTCCTGCATTGGACCTCTCCTGATACTTGCCATATACCTTGATTAGTATTGGATCAACGTGGATTGGTTTCTCATCGGGGATGACATGGATTTCATTGAGCATCTCACCGAATGTACTCAGCTCTTCGGCAAAGATTTTCTTGGTGTTTGGTTTAATCTCATCCATCATTATCTCAAAGAAATCATATAACTCTTGGAGTTGTTTGTTTGTTCGTTTCATCTCAATTCATTTGACATTTAACCTCATCGAATGCAGCTGCATCAACTTCATCGATATATACCTCATCATCTTCCATGGTCAACAGGATGCAATAGTTCACGTTCATATTGTGAAACACGTCTTGGAATCGGTTGATGATCATATGTGGCTCCTCATTCTTGGTCCCAACATATGCAATGAAGTACCTATCTCTCATAATACTTGAAAAATTTGATATAGAAATCTTCACTCACCGGATACCCTTTGAGGAATCTCCACAATTGAAGGTAAGTGATTCCCATATCTTCAGCAATGTGAGACAATTTGTATCTCTTGGATACCCGTGACCTCACCTCTCTATCGATGAAGTCACGAATGGTCTCCCCATCAGAAAGGTGTATCGTCAAAGCTCTCATCTACCACTGGCATTGAATTAATACTCCACACATCAAGGGTGTTATAATACTTCCCATTGTACTCACGTCCTCTGAGGTTGAATTTCACTGTGATGGGGATACCAGGTGAATAATCGTTAAGCATTTTGCACTTGTCTTGAGCCAATTGGAACGAGATGTCCTGCGGATACTCTCCATTGGCTACGGTTAGGACAAACATTCTCACTGAGAACTTGTCGCTGATTTGTTTGATTGGCTCAATCATCTTGATCGTGCCTGTTACTTGTAATTCCATTTGTTTATTTATTTACGTTTAAAATACTCCTTTGAATACCCATGCAGCGAACAATGTTCCCAAGGTCATGAGCAGTGCAATGGCGGAAATGAATCCGATGATTGCTTTTGTTTTTTCTTTAATTGCCTTCATTATTGATTTGGATTTCATCATTCTCATGCCACTCATCCACTATCTCAAGGTTGCCTTTGAATGAATACCCTGTTGCCTTGAGTAGTCCTTCAATCATCTCCAGTGCTTCTTCTAAGCTAACATCATTGTGAGGTACTTCGTGGATAACCTTGTGTTCGTATTGTTCTATTGTTATTTTCATCTTATTCTGATTTAAAGTTTTTACTTGTTTTACTTAATTAGTATCATTTCTATTTAATATAAGGGGCAACTTTTACCCCTTTTCGTTTATTGATTTGTAAAATTTCTTTCTCTCCTTATAATTTTTTCGACTAATTGCATAAGAATTTGCAAATTTTAATAACCATTCCTCAGTTATTTTATCTTTACCAATAGCCTCAATTATATCTACAAAAAGATGTGCTTCCTCTCTCTTGCATTTTAAAACAGTAAAATAACTATTTGAATTAGGAATATCATTCCCATAATTAAAATGCCATGCTTGTTGCTTCTCGCTAAATTCTACTAATATTCTCATTTCTCTTCCAACAATTTATAATACTCATCATAATACTCAGTCGCCCATTTCAATCGGTCAAGCATCTCAATCTCCTTGTCCTCGTTTCTTTCAAACGAAAGCACGGTGATTCTCTTCTCAGGTGCTATGTGATCAACACGATGGATATCCAAGTTCTCCCACTCATTCAAGAGCTCGTTGGATGTAGTTACCATGCAGTAGATAAGTTCTGCCTTAGGTCGGTCGTATAACATCATGTAAGCTCTCAACTGCCACTCATACAGTGCATCATATCCATCCTCTGCCAATACGGGGAAAGTATCCAATGACCAGGATGTCTTGATATCGATGATTGAATCGTTGGTGATGATGTCAGCTTCTCCGGTCATGACCTCGTTCACCATTCGCACATCGTTCTTGATGTATCCCTCGAATCGCACGGTGTTGAGCAGGTCAATTGAGTCCTGCTCTTGCATCAATCCTTTTTGGATGTACTTATTATTTATCTCGCTACGGTAACCGTAGAAGTTTTCCTTAGCAACTTGCTTGATGTAGCTCTTTGCGGTTGCTCCGACTTCGTTTTTCCCACGACCGTTGGTCATCAACTTGCCGATGGAGGATGGATGCCACTTCATAGTTCTAATGCTTTAAGTTGTACCTCACTCAATGTCCATTTCTCAATCAACTGCTCCTTGGTGTACTTTCCTGCTTGAATGGATGCCACTGCGGATTCGAATCTCGCATTGTCCAATGCAGGTTTAACGGGAGCAACTGCAATCGATGCTGCCTTTCCATCATCATCAACTGCCTGAAGTGATAGGAGTGATTGCAATGTTCCTCTTCGGAAGTAAGTCACCGCACTGAGGACCTTTTGTGGATCAGTAATAATCGGTAAGGTCATGAATGATTCAACCATCTCACCCGAATCGATGTCGATGATGCGAGTTACCACATCATTTCCAACTATTGGTTGAAGTAGAATCAATCCATTCTCCAACAAAATCGGCTCGACTGCGGTGAGCAGTGCATTGATGTCAGCATATGACTTTTTGAAATGTGGATTCGTAGCATTCTTTGCTACCTTTCCAATCTGCGACTTGGCAGTGTGCAACTTTTGGTACAGTGTTGCGACTGTTTTTGTGTTCTTTTCCATTTGTTAGCGTGTTAATTTTCAGTAAAGATAATTATTTATTTTAATTCGGCAATAAAGTTATCATAAAATTCGATGAAATCATCAAATGTTCTTGAGATATAGTACACTCCTCCAGCATCCTCAATCATTTTCTGATATACTTTCTGAGCTTCGGACTGCCGGTCCTTCCCATACTTGACTTCAATCTTGACTGACCTTCCTCGAATGGTTGCCGAGATATCTGCGGAACCAGGTGTTCCCGTTCCTTTGGTCCATTGCCCACCCATCTCTACTCCATCGGTGCGGTACTTTTTGCGATACACTCCCATCGTATTGATTCGCTCCGCTTGACATCCACTCATCTGCAGGAATCCGCATATTGATTTGGTGAGAGCATTCGCACTGTTATCCTGCCAATTGGTTAGGAATGAATCCACATATGGGAGCTTTGGATACTTCGCCCTGGTGAGAGCTCTCTCAAGGTCCTTGATTCGTTCTTTGTTTTGTTTGTTCATAGTTTTTCGATTTCTTCTATTACACTATCCCAATAAATCTCAATATCATAATCAATTATACCATCAATCATATGTGAGAATATTATTTCATTAACTGCAATTAATGCACATTGCTTGGCTTGTTCCCAATCATCACAATGACAAGGTATTTCATCACGCATTACATCAACTAATTCTTTTGCTTTTTCTCTCGGTGTCATATCTCCTTTGCTTTTTCAATATACCACCACATCGGCTCAATCACTTTACCGATATAGTCATCATCTTTTTCATCTATTCCACTCCAAAATACTCTTGTTACTTCGTATGTTTTCACACCTCCAAAAGTATTCAATTCAGTTACCTTTCCTTCAAAATAGCAATCACCATCTTCGACATCTCGAATTGTATCTCCAATTTGTATCATATCTCCTTTGCTTTATCATTTAACTCATCCCAAATGTCATCCGGATCACTTGGCGTTTTATCGGTCCTTCCGAATTCAATCCATCTCCGGTTGTTTGTTTTATTCTCATCAATCTTATATCCATGATAATGACCAAAGATACTCAACCATTGACTGAATTTCTTTTTGCTCAATTTGGCATAATCGGTATATTCATTTGTGAATGCCTCATGAAGCTCATCTTTGTACAACCGTACATTGATAGGAAGATTTCCATCATTGGACCAATCGTAAAACTCAAAGCAGGTTTCTTTGATGAATTTACGCACATCCAGGTTGGTGAACTCATGAGATACCAATCCATGCTTGAGGTAATATTGGCAACATTGAATCATGTAATTGTCAAACATCACCCATTGCTCCGAATTCCAATCATCAAACAACATATGACCGAACTCATCCAATGGTGATCGTGTGTGACCAAAGTAGTTACTCATCTCCACTTCGAACTTCCTTCTCTCAAATGAGCCACCCACTCCTCCAATAGTGTAATTGGTTGTGATGATAATCTTCGGTGATTTGTTCACTGGTATCTTGATTGCATCCTGACCTTTGTATTCCAATGTGATTCCTTCAGTAATCAATGAGAAGAGATTCTCAAAGTTGAAGTTCTTTTTCACATCATCAAATACCAAGAGCTGAGTATCGGTTGACACTGTTTGATAAGGGAATCCTTTGGTGAATTCAAATGTCTTTCCATCAATTGAAGCTACCTTTTTTAACTTTGCCAATGCATTCCAAAACAATCCCTTTCCACTTCCTCCATTCGGATTCTCTGAGATGGTTTCATCATTGAATATGATTGCCTTGTTACTCGCTGAGGTCTTGTATGAATGCATCAAGTATCCAATCACTGACTTGAATGAATTGTACTTTGCCGAATCCTTTCCACTTACCAACCATAGGAATGTTCTAAACTCACTTTGATGGTGATCACTCGCAATATATTCTCGGTCAATTATCTGCCTCTTCCATACATATCCATCCAGGTCAATGTACTCATGCTTGAATATTCCTTGCTTGGTAATTTCCACCGCACAATTGCGGTAATAAAGATAACATTTCTCCGCAGTGTCCTCCATCATCTCAACTTGAGCACTGTCCAACATGGAAAGGAATTCGGATGTGAAGTATTTTGTCGCACCTGCCATCAAATCATATGGTTGATATCCAATCTCTTCTCTTGACAATAATGAGCTAAGTGTGAAATCCTTGATTCTTTTCTCATTTGTTTCCTCAATTAGATTCTGCTCCTTTTTTATGAATGAGTAGGTATTGGAATCAGCAGGAAAGTATTTGAAAAAATTGTTTTGTTGTAGCCAAAATTTGTACTGATGGATGCTGAGTTGAATTCGATTCTGACTGTTGTAAGTCCAAAAATCCTCGATGTTCCCCGTTTCTTTGATGGCATCAACGCACTTCTCAACCTCCTCTTGAGTGAACTCAGGCAATATTTTGATGATGTCGTTTGTCTTTTTACCTGCTCGGATATGTTTCTCAATCTTCGCCTTGGAAGTATTATCTTCAAAGTACCTGGTCCCGAATTGGGAGGTCTTTGAATATGCTGATTTGATTATCTTGCGAATCTCATTCTCTTTTCCACCTTCATCAAATCGAAGCATCACATTCTCACATTCACTTTTATTGACTCCGAAGTCATTGAATGCAGCTGCAAGTTTAAAGAGGTTGTTATTCTTCTCACCTGGCACCATTCCATACTTCCGTTCCCACCATTTCATCAAGTTCTCAATGATACGGTTGTCGGACTTGATTGGAATCATCACATCAATTGAGCCTATCTCCTCAATCTCCGGCTCTTCAATCGCACTCCAAATGGATGACTCTTCATTGATATAAATATCGGGATCATATGACTCAAAACAAAATCGGTCAAGGTTACTCCCTGAACTATCCCAATAATCAGAATCAAAGTAAGTTCTCAAGGCATCAAAATAACCTTTGAAATCTCCTTCAGTTGGAATCTTGACCAATGCCTTCACTCCTTTACCACTTGGTGATATCCACGCACTAAAAACATAGTTATTGAACATCAAGGCATCCTTGAATTGGATTGCTTCAGCGGTGTGACTCATGTTATCAAAGTCCAATATCATCAATCCGGACCTTTGTTCGATACCTTTTACTGAACGACTCTTGAAAGTCCCATTGAAGCAAACACCAGGAAGCTGATTCTTGTATTGTTTTTGCTCATCCTTTGTGGAACAAGCTCTGATTTGTTCAACCAATTCTTTTGACTTGCCATCTCGGATTCTTTCGAGGCAATAAAGAGCTGATTTGTTGAATGGATTTGTGGTATCCGTTACCTTCTTAAAAATCGATACGATCATAACTTGGAAAGTTTTGCAAAAAATAAATTTTCTCTTTGTGTTATAATCCTTAAATTATCAACTCTATTGTCTAATTTATCATTATTTATGTGGTCCACTACAAAAGACATCCCACAAGGTTTGTGATTTAAAAATGATTCGGCTATAATTTGATGAACTCTTTTGTTTGTTTGAATTCCATCTTTGCTCAATTTTACTTTGTAATAAAAATAATTCTTGATTGGTTTCAAAATCGATTTGTTTTTTAACCGTCTAATACTACCTAATGAGCTGGCTTCATAAAGTCCCTCATAATTTGGAATTGGTTTCCATTCTTCTTTTTTCATAACTGCATTTTATGTTAAACAAAAAATCCCCTTGAACTTTCGTGAATGCAGCACTACTAATCCAAGAGGATTCTAATAATTTTTTTAGTGTCTCTGCATTTGACATACAAATATAATAATTAATCTTTAATGTGATACAAAATACACTTTATTTTCAATTAGTACCTAAACGTGTACCTACATTCGTACCTACAAAAATCCAATGTTTACTAGTGTTTCAGCGGTTTTGGTACACATTTCCACGTTTTTTTGGTATTTTTTCAAAATATTTATTTTCACGATTCTCAGAATAATTAAATAAGTATAAGTATATGACCAAAAATGTGTACCAAAGTACCTATTTTATCACTCAACTGATAACAATTCCTCATATTCACCCCTCAGCACTCTCCTCTTGATTGATTTGAGCTGATTGTACGACTTGCATTTGAGGATATCTTCTCTCAAGAATCGCATATTTTTTACATGAGCATTGCCTTGAAGCTCTTCGATATCATCCTGGATAACGGTCATGTAATATGTATCTCCACTTTCAATTGCCCAATGATGTTGCTTGATGTTGTGCATTGCAGTCGCATGATCACGATTAAACATTTCACCGATTGCCTTGAATGGCATCCTCAATACCCTCAATTCAGCCATCAGATATCTTCTCCTCATTATCAGTACCTGGTATCTGCTATTGGTATCCAATCCATCTCGTTGGATGATGTGTTTGATTGCTTTAATTTTCTCTTGTTTCGTCATCTTCTGCGTTTTGTAGCCATTGTCTGAAGGCTATTTGTATATCCATTTGTTGATTCCATATCTCTTGATTGGCATCATCGAGTAATCTCTTGTCACTCTTGCGTATCTCATCCAGGAGATGGTTGGCTCTCATCTTGATTGCCTTGGTGAATATCTTGTCATCATTCAGGTCCTCAATGAAGTCACCAAGTACCGGAAGGATTCCAACGATTGCGATTAGTTTGGTTGATAGTTTCATTTGATAAAGTATTTCTTGTTTATATCCTTCTCCACCTGGTATCCGAGTTGCTCATACATCTTCAGGTATCGATACACTGACCTCTCACCTATTTGAAGATATCTGCTCATGGTGTGGATGTGTCGAGGCTTCTCCTTGAGTAATTCAATGAGCTTGATCACTCGCATGATTCGATGCTGATTCATACCGGCTCAACTTTAAACTTTCCAACCGTACACAATCCTGCATTCAAGAGCTCTGATTTCTTCCAATAACACAATGCTTTGGATGGGAAGGTCCAGGATTGGATGACTGTTTTCCCTGAGCAGTAACTTAGTTTATACATAACGTAATGATTTTAATGATTCCTAAAACTGCCATCATTCCTAAACTTATGGCGAT